ACTCACAAGCCCAGGAACGTCTTGGTTATCCAACGCAGAAGCCGCTTGCCCTACTTGAGCGTATTATCCAAGCCAGCAGCAATAAGGGCGATGTAGTTCTCGACCCATTAAGCGGATGCGGCACCGCCATTTCCGCAGCTCAAAAACTTGAGCGGCGCTGGATCGGGATCGACAACGGCAAGTACGCCGTCCACCTCGCGCGCCGGCACGTAGAGCTCGTCGACGACGTCGCCTCGGTGTTGTCTGCAATCAAGCCCGGCACCCACCGCCGACGGCCCTAGCCTTCAGCTGGCCCGCAACCACGTCACCGTCTGCCCCAAAGCGTTCTCCCACGTCACCGTCTGCCCCGAAGCGTTTTCCCAGGTCACGATGTTATTGGAGACGACGGGAATACTCGTCGATGAACCGAATTCCTTGTCTATGTAAAGCGTTGTTGCGCCATCCAAATTCGTAAAATAAAACAGCCCGAAAACCTCTTTTGAAACCTTGGTGTAAAAATAACCCGGCTGCGCCCATAAGCGCGATTGCGCCACGCGAACAAAGTTAGTCGACGGCGTTTGAAACAAGGGATAAATGCTTGTCCCATTTGTTCCCCAAGCCGTTAGAACCGAGTTTATTTCCTGACTGGAAATGAATGTAAGGTTAACGCCCTGCTGAGAAGTCCACCATTTTTTCCCGTCCCACATCAAAATTTTGTTAAGCTTTGTTCCCGAATACTGATCGATAACGGGATAAAGCAGACAATAACATTGAATGCCGAATATGGACGTTACCGCCGACGACGGAACAAAAGAACCGAAACCAGACAAAGGCACGGACGTATAAATCCCGTCCAGAGCCGAAGAAATTCTCGTTACCGCGCCGCCGTAAGAAACGTGGACGCCAAAACTGTTTGCAAAAACGATGTTCCGCGAGAACACCTGTACCGTATCCTTCCATGGCGTTCCGATCTGGGGATCGACGTTCTGGTTCGAAAATGTCGTTGTCGGAGGCGATCCCGAAGTCGTCACGCCGGAAATCGTGTTGATCGAAGAATCTCCCAACGTGTAGAGGAAACCGTTGGCCTGCTTCAATCCGAAGAATCCCACGCGCAGGAACGAATCCTGAGACGTGATCGTTCCCCCACCGTCGCTCGTGGCAAAGTCCGTTACACTGCTCGGCGCGGTGTAGGATATGCTGGGACCGTATCCAATCCAAGCGCGTCCCGCATAGGTTTCGATAACTGTCCCCTCGACCCCAAACGGCATAATCGTCATGGTCGCCGCCGCCAAGGTTCCTCCGCCGCCCGTAAATCCGAGCGTCACCGACTCTCCGGCTTTCCAACTACTTCCAGGATTTGTCACCGCAACGCTTGTGACATATCCGTTCGTCACGCTCGCGCTAAACGCCGCGCCGCTGCCCGACCCTCCCGTGATCGTGACTGTCGGAGAACTCGTGTAGCCCGATCCGGGGTTTGTCACCGTCACAAAAAGAGACAGTGTGCCCGCTTTAGCGACAACCGTTCCGTTCCATATCCAGTATCCGTTGGCTTGCGGCGCAACGATGAGAATGAATTTGTTTCCCGACGCCTGACTGACGCCAAACCCGTTGCCCGGCGTCGTGATCGTTCCCGCCGAAAGAATGCTCGTTACGACTGCCGTGATCGTGTTGATTTGAATCACGCTTCCGTCCAATTGAAGCGCGATGCAAACGGGCGTTGTCGAAAGATTCGCAAAATAAAAAGATACAATCTTCACGCTGCCCGCCGCCGTGTAAAGAGCAGCGCCGACATCCGGTATAACGCGAATGTTCGACGATCCGATCGGCATGAAGCCATCGAGAATATAGCATTCGTCGTCCTTGATGTCGTTGCGCACAGGCTTCGTGTTCAACCCGTTAAATCCCTCGAAGACGAGGGGAAGGGGATTTTCGGGAAATCCGGGGGTTTCCGGGGGCGATGCTGGGAGAGAGCCGTCTGCCATGAGCTACCACCTCGCTCCCATGCTATTGGTGGAGCGTCCCGGCCTTGCCGCGCAAGAATATCGACCCATCATCTTGTCGAATAAATCCAACATTCCGCGCGCGTCGTTCGGCTTCTTCGGCAAAAGCGCGAGATAGGCCGCAAAATACGGAACGGCGTCCGTCCACGGCATAGGAATTAATTCAGGATCGGCGTCCGCCGCGAGCGCGGAAGGAAGACAAAAACAATCGCATTCGAGTTGGTACGCTTGTCCCGCGATAGGATAGAGATACAGGCTTCCATTCGTGCCTTGTCCGAATTGGCTGCCTATCGTAGGAACATACTGATATTGCCTTGTATACCGCCTTATCATCGCCTGATAGACGCTGAAACTGTAAACGGGAATCGAATAGCGAAGCGTATTGAAAATTAAAGAAATCGATTTCACCGCAAACACGCTTCCAAGCCCGGGCGTGGGCGGCATGACAAAATTCGAGAAGTTGTAAACTTCTTGCCCCGCCGCCGTTTGCGTCAAGGGCGAGACATTCACCGTCGCCGTCGCGCTTTTGCCTGTTGGATCGGTAATTGTCGCCGTCGGCTGAAAATATCCCGCGCCATGCGCATTGACGGCAATGCTGGTGATCGATGTTCCCGTGAGAGAAGCCGTCGCCGTGGCCTGAATGCCGTTCGGGTTTGTCGCCAAACCGCCGGGCGAATCCGGTGCCGAAATCGTAACCGTCGGGCTTGTGTATCCCGTGCCGACCGTCAGCATCGTAATCGACGTTACGCTGCCGGATATGAGCGTCAGCGAACGAACGGATTGCGTAAGCTCGGCAACGTGATTGCGGGCGATGTTGATATAGGCAACGAGATCGTTCGGCGGATAAACTTTCTGCTCGACATCGTCGACAAGGCGCTGGGTTTGTTGAAGGTATTGGAACAGCATCATCCGCCCCCTTGCTGGGGTTTATACATCGCCGATTGAGACGGCAGAACGTCGGGAACTGAAATACCGCGTGCGCGATCGATCATTTCCTTGTATTGCGCATACTTTCCCTGCGCATCGGCCTGCCGTTGCGCCGACATGTACGCAAGGTATGCCCCATAAAATGGAACGGCATCCTGAAACGGATATGGTATCGCCTCAGCCGTTAAATCCGACACAAGAGGTATCGGCTGCCACGTGGCGTCGATGTTCAACGTGTACGCCTGATCCGGCGTCGCGTTCAAAACCAAGCTTCCGGTCGCCGCCTGTCCGAGTTGCGCATATTCCGTTGGAGCCGCCGCGACGGGCGCGGGGTTGTTCATCCAATACGACACTGCCCACGGATAGCCCCGCGATCCCATGTAAATCGCGCCCGACCCTGACGACCTCGTTATTTGCCTCACGGCATAGACGTTCTGGACGCTTGTGACCGTCGTCGTGATCGCGCTGAAGGGATAGACCTGAGAAACCGACGTGACCGGCAACGATCCGATCAACCGGATGCAGCCCGTTTCGCCCGCCACTTGCGCGCGCGCCGTGTTGATCCACGTCGTCAAGTCCGCCGTCGCGTAAAGTGGCGACGGCGCGGCTGGGTTCGCCAAAAGTTGAGTTAGTTGTGTTAAATAGTACGAAAGCATGATCCGCCGTTCCTTCGCCTGTTAACGAGCGAACGGCGAACCTTCGCCTTACCGAATTACGAATTACCCGAGCTGCTGTAGCAAACCGTGCGAATTCGTGCCGCCCAGGTTCAACGCAAACGTCGCAATCGTCGAAATCGACACGCTGCTGCTCAACACAAGCGGAGTCGGAGCCGTGATAAACAGTCCTGCATCGATGATCGAGGTCACCGACGTGATCGTTCCCGACGAAGTCGCTACGCTCATTTGCGCGGGACGCGGAACGAAGTTCGCCAGAGAAATATCCGGGTTTGTAAATGCCGCGCTCGGCGATGTCGTGTTTCCGCCCATCGTCGTCAGCATCGTAAACGTGCTGTAGTTGTAGTTCGCGGTGTTAACGATGGTCGCCTGAGTCACGGTTTCGAGAAACAGCGGGGTCGCCGTCGCGCTTGCGCCGGAACCCGTGATCGTGAGCGTCATCGTTGTCGCAACCGAAGCGCCCGGATTGGTGCAGAGAACCGCCGTAACGCTTCCTGTTCCCGTCAGAGAGCAAGTCGCCTTGGACGACGGCGTTCCCGAAGACAGATTCGGATCGGCAGGGTTCGGCAAGATCGTAATGTTCGGAACGCTCGTATAACCCGCGCCCTGGTTGACAACCGTAATGCTCGACAGCGTGCCGCTCGAAATGACCGCAACGCCCGTCGCGCACACGCCGGGGTTTGGCGGCGCATCGAAAAACACCAGCGGCGCTATGCCGTAAGAAAGCGAGGTCGTAATCGTCGTGACCGAAACCGTCGTGTTGACGGCTCCGCCGACGACTGCCTGCCACGTTGAGTTTCCAGTGCTTGGCGAGACGACAGTGGTGGCCTGGACATACGAGCCGCCTCCGTTGGTCACGAACGCGCCGACGGCGCATCCCGTCAGATTCGCAACGCGGACGTTAAATCCGTCGCTCAAAACCGGAATCATGCCGTTGTTATTGTCGTTATCCCGAAGGCCTCTCCAAATCCCCGTGACGGGATCGTTGTATTGCAGGCTTGTGTACTTGCCTAAAGAGACAAGCCAACGCCCCGCAGGAATCGGCATGGCCTCGCCCGGAGCCAACGTAAAGTTGTTGGTCGACGTGTTCACCTCGCCGTTCGTGAGGTTCGACGGATAGAGGAGTTGCGGCAACTGAAGCCCTACACCTGGACCGCTTAAAGCTTGCGTCATTTGACTTTCTCCTTAGTTAAAAACCGTTGTTTGTCAGCAGCTTATTAGAAGGCTCCGTTTGCGATTGCGGTTATCCACGCATTACTTGAGGGTTTCGCCGTAACGATGTTGTAGCCCGTGACCACGACTCCCTGCTGACCGATCTGACCGAGCGGAACGAGCGAATGGAACCCACTAAAGTCAAAAGCCGCGTCGTCCGAGAGATACAGATTCGTGTACTTCGTGTTCACGAAGAACATGTTGCCTTTCGGGCAGAAGTGATCGGCGAAGATCGGAACGCCCGCGACATTCAGGTTCGGGAACGACGCGCGCGCCACAGTCCCCTTCTCGTAAGACTTTCCGATGTCGTTGAAAATCGTTTCCGCCCCGATAAAGTCCGCGTTGAGAGTCGAGAAGTCGGAGGGGTTCATAACGCCGAACGTCGGAGCCTCGCCGCCTGCCGCATCCGTAATCTGGATGATGTAGTTCGACATAATCGAGCGGGTAAAGCCGGACGTGTAGCTAGAGGCGCTGTAATACTGCCCCTGCCATGACGTGTTTCCTGGAGTGTTGCGGTTGATGCCGCCATACGTCGGATAGTTCGTGCCGTTGTCGAAACCGTCCTGGAAAGAATCGGGAAGCAAGGCGTTCGCCGAGTTGTTGGTGAACGTCAAGCGTCCCATGTTCTGCACGGTGACGCTGTAAACGTCGTTCATGCGGGCTTCGAGTAGAGAGATTTCCCGATCTGTCGCCTGAAGAACGGTTTCGCCAAACGGCAGAGGAACAGGAACAACCCAATAGGCCAAGGGAAACTGCGCGGTCTGAACGCCGGGAACGACGACAGGCGAATTAAATCCTCCGCCGTAGCCCGTAAATTGCCCCTGCACCATCGACTGCCCCTGAACGGGAACTGTGATCTGGGACAATCCGCCCGCCGCCTTCTTCGCATTACCGAAAAGGTAGAAGAAAGATGGGGTGGCATAGTACATTTGCACGTACAAACGAGGCACATAGGCGGCTCTCGTTGCCGCCGTAAGTTCGGTGTATAATGAGCCGCCTGGTACTGCGCCTTGGGATGCGATGGGCATATTACATAACTCCTTGGTTCATTAGTATTACGCGCTCCCCGACCGGACAGCGGCGAGGGCGTCTTGAATCCTTTTATCCACGAATTGCCGCTCTTTGCCTTCAAGAAGCAAATTCATGTCATCCCCACCAGTCGTGATTTTTTTAATCCTGTCGAAGCTTGTACTCGTCGCCGCGATAGGCTCGGCGGGCGGATGCAGCTTCTCAAATGCTGGCATGGCAATCGCGTGATCGGCGATGCCGTTTTCTTCCATGAAGTCTTCGAGCGACTTGAGGCCTTCCGCCGTGTATCCGGCGCGGCGCGCCTTGGCCTGTCCCAACTCCCACTTCGCTTTCAGAGACGACATCGTCTTTTCGTGCGCGGCAGAGGCCTTGTCTTCTTCATGCTGCTTCTTAAGCGCCTTGATTTCGTCGGACAGCGCCGTCACCGCCGTTATGACGGGCTTTTGAGAATCCAGTTCGGGAATGCTGACATTCGGATCGATAATCTTCCTCGCCTCCAAAACCCGCGCGCGCGCAGCAGGGTTTTGCAGCATACGGTTGACGAGTCCCGTAATGTTTCGGTGATTAACAAGTTCCGTTTCGTCGATTTCAACTAAAGCCATAGCTCTCTCCTTTAACCCTCACCATGTTTCGTGTTTTGCCCACCATGGACATTCGTTAAGCCCCGCCGCCTTCGCCGCCGCGATTCGGAACGTGCGCAATATCGGCGCGAGACGTTTCGGCTTTCGGCATGTTTTCCTTGCGGGCGACAATTTCGTCCTCGGTCATCGAGACGCGAACGATGTTTGTGCTGCTCTTGGGAACGGAGCGCGTTTTGTCTTGAAAAATATTCATTTTGTCCTCGCTAGGTTACGCCGATACGTTCATTCAGTCGCGGGCGGGGGGCTGTGCGCCGCCGCCGGAATTCTGTCCAGCCATCGCCGCCCGCATCGCTGCGATCTGCGGCGTCTGTTGTTTCTGGTTAATCATCATTTTCTGCAAAGCCGTTTGCTCCACGCCGGGAGATACGGCACCAGGAGGAACGTGCTTGGAGAGACTGGTGAGGGCCTTAAGCACATCCTTCCCGGCTTCCGAAGCAGCCCCGAGTTGGGGAACGACGGATTCCAACAGCCGTACAATAAGACCCAGCTTGGCCATACCCGCAGCTTCAAGCCCCTTGTTAGGGACAGGACCCGTCGCGGGGGAGGAACCGGCTGGCGGTTGACCCATTGACGGGGGCGGAGATGGAGAAGAAGGGGGAATTGGCGGCATTGGAATTACTTGCGTTTGCCGCGCTTATGTTTACGAGCCATGATAGACACTCCCTTGTTTGAGTTGAAACGCCTCGGGGGTTCCTCTTTTCAACCGCCACCTGTCGTCTGAGACGAGGGAGCGGATGCCTTTGGCGTCTTGAACGCATGATGAGGTCTCACGCGGAGGGGAGGCAAGTTTTGAAAGAACGAAAACAAAAGCGTTTGTTTTCAAAAAGATTGATTTATAAAGAAAAGGTATTTATTGTTGGCAAGCGAAGACTTTTGTTCCCTGCCGCTTTCGAACAAAATCTATCGCGGTGAAAAATTCATGGTGAAAAAATGACGCAACCGCCTACGGGACTGCGCGGGCTTTTGAACATAAAGTCCGCCGCAGATTACTTGGGAATGTATATCGGTGGATTCAGGAAGCAGTTAAAAAACAAAAATCACAAGCCTGTTTTTTACAAAATCGGCTTTCGATATTATTTCAAGAAAGAGGATTTGGATTTATGGCTGGAGAGTTTGAAAAACAAGTAAACCGTCATTTTTTTCCGTGTCCCCTCGTCAAAAGTTCGGGATGCTCGTGAATTAATTTCTGCTTGTCTTCCTGCATTTTCTTGTAACGCTCTTTCAATAAATCCCGCATCGGCACAGACAGCATGTCGAGCGCCGAATCCCCTCCGACAATGCCGCTCTTGAGCAAAAACGCCACAAGCTCGCGGTGATCGTCTTCGTAAATCGGACTGCTGGAGTGGCTATCGACGGACACGCGGCGATCGTCGGGAAGCTGAGACAGAAGAAACGTCGAATCCGTTCCCGTCGAGGGATCAACCCAATAAATTTTATCGTTTTTCGCCTCAAGCCCCGCAAGCACGACATCGGCAAACGTCGCGCATTGGCGCTCAACTAGGATCGACCTGTCGCGCAAGCGCGGGCTGGCCGTTTTCAAAAGCGTCTGCGCATGGTTGCCCGCTCTCACGCCCGCCTCGCCCTGGCCGGAGAGGATATTTCCAAACCCCGTGATTTCTTCCATGAACTTAATCAGCATCTCAATCGCCGGAATTGTCTGCTCGGGGATTTTCGGCGTCAAGTCCTTGGCGTCTCCGCCCGGCCCCAAGTTCACCCACCCGCTGGTGCGAAACGTGTCGTAGGTTTCGTCCGTCAGGCCGTCCACGCCCGAGAAGCCTATCAGCTTGTCGAACTGTACGCCCATCATGCGCCGGAAATCCTCAAGCCAATCGGACAGCAAGCCCTGCAATTCGATGAGGTCGGTGATTTCAGGCCGTCCCCAGAAATACCCCGGCGTGTTGTTCGGCTGAATAAGCCCGTAGTGCAGGGATTCAGGACAATAGAGATTTGATCTTTTATAAAGCGGCGCGACGAGAATATCGGGTTCGAACATCTGGATTGTCACCCAGTCGCCACGGGATTCGTCCCATACGGAAAGCTCATAAAGTTTGGCAAAATCCGCGCCGGACTCCTCGCCGAAGGGAATCGACGTCGTTCCGTTGTTTCCGCCGAGATTGACGAGGCCGCCGGGCACCGTCGGCGACGACGTTGTGGCGCTTGTGTTGATCTGACTTGTCGAAAGAATGTTGTGAAAAAAATTCGCAATGCCGTCGGAAGCGTTTTCCGTCGAAGAGTTGGCTTTTATTTTTTCATATAATTTCTTCGCGTCGGGAAGGTGAGATATGCGACGCCAGACTTCGGGAAGCGTCAAATACGCGACTTCGCACATCGCCTCCTGATCGACAAGAGACGTAACGTTTTCATTGTAAACGCCAAAGTTCCAGGGCATGACGAGACGGGAATCGATCCTCGTAATTGCTTCTTCCTCTTTTTTCGCCAACGCCTTGATGATGCAAGCGCCGTAGTCCAGCGCAACCTTGACGCCGTCGCCGAAAGTTAAATCGATATTGTGATGCTCCCATTCCCGCGTCAGAACGCGGGACGCCATCTCGGCCTGTAAAAGATTTTCTTTCGGATAGTAGTTTTCAAAATCGATGGTAAACCGGAGAGCCGACGGGGAGAACAGATACGACTGGAGTCTGTCCGTATGAGAATGGAGTCGGTTGTTGAGAGAGTTCTTGTCCCCCGAACGTCCCGTTTCGATCCACGTCTTGAGTTGCCTGTATCTGGTTTGTCGGCTTCCGAGGGAATGAAGGCATATATCGATCCATTCGCGCGCCTTCTTTTTCAGCTCGCTCTTCTCGTCGGGGATAATCATCGACAGCCTTTTGTTTTCGGCTTATTTTTTGTTAAGCCTGGAAGCCGCAACAGATCTCGCCCCTGTCGCGGAATGTATCGACGCTACCATATCAATCGATTGATTTCCAGAGTGGGCATAGGCTCCCTGGGCGGCCTGCGCGATCCCGGACTGCGCTGCGTCCGGCTGAAACCCGTTAAATTGCTTGCCCGAGCCAGGAAGAACGGACGTTTCCGCCTGTCCCACAAGCTTCGTGGCGTCCGATAAATCGCCTTCGCGCATGTTGTCCTTCATGTCCGTCATTTTCATAACGGACATGGATTGCGGCGACACGCCAAGCATTTCCGCCGCGTCGTTCATGCGTTGCTCCGAGGCCGATTCCATGCCCCGGTAAACCATATCGACGGACTTGGAGATGACGCCTCGGCTTACGCTCCTGTCCCTCGGATGCCTTGGCTTGGGAACCGGTGAAGACTGCCGTGTTTTTCGCGCTTTCGCTGCCTTGCGCCCGCTTACGTCTTCTCCGCACAAATCGCAATAGCATGGCGGCGCGGCATCCTTCATCTGCACGCGCTCGAATTGTCCCTTGCAAAAAGGACACGAGAACGACCGGCGAACGTAAACAGGCGGATCGTCGGTTATCATCTTCCCCTCCATTTTGCCCTGTTCTCCCTTGCGGTCGCCTGAAGGCGCGTAACCCTCTTCGCATTAAAGAACGCATCGATCTTGTGCTTGTTGAACATAATGATTTGTTCCTTAACCGTCAGCCTGTTTTTTGCAAGCTCCACTTCTTTCGTTCTTCCCGCCGCGCTCATGTGGCGACGGACGTTTTCCGTCCACGCCCTTATGCCCATGGCGAGACAGAACGTCCTGTCGTCCCGATTTCTCTGCTCCGCCCCGATAACATCTCCGTTGCGAACGACGACCTTCATTTCCTCTATAACGCCCATCGAATGAAGAATTAATTTCCCGTTCGATACGTAATCCCTGAGGCGCTCCATAAGACCGATTTTCTTGTTTATATCCGTCTTCCACATGAGCGTCCCGGATGTCGGGCTGATGGAGTCCACGCGGGCATACATATAATCCCTGACGTTCGCAAAGATGTTCGTCAAGCCGTATTCCGCCGCCGTGCCTCGCAAGTGGCCGGACGTCACGAGCCTTTTCAATTCCTTGAGCGCCGTCCACACGGAATCTCCAGGCCCATTGATTTCGACCATCAGCCAACTGTTTTTATACCATCCGGCGAGCGAGGCGATAACCCATGCGAACGGCTCCGTCTCGATGCCCGCATAGGCGTATTCCGCCACCTGCTCAAGACAATCGGCGTAGCAACGCAAGACCTGCACGGCGGAATAGTTATTGGCCTCGTCGTGACCATAGGCCGGATCGCACGCGACAACGTAAATCGCCTCGGGCTTCGGTTCTTCCCAAACCTTCAAGTGTTCGTCGCGTTTGCGCTGCGAGGGAAGCCATCCGAGATTTTTTCCGAGGCACTCAAAGAAATCAGAGCCGGGAACAAAGTAGTACGATTGGTATTTATTTGACACCGTCGTCTTGATGATTTCCGTCAAGCGTTCGGTTTTGAAAAAGTTGCTGCCGGATATAAGAAAAGCGTCGTTTTCAGTCCAACTTTGTTCCTGACGCAACAATTCCTGATCTTCCGATGTCTCGTCCTCTTCCTGCCCGTCCTCGTTTCCCATGCGAACGTTGAAGATGCTTCGATACCAGGCAAGCTGTTCCTGATCGACCTTGACGCCGTAGAGCGAATAGACTTGAGCGATTTTTTCTTTTTCTTCTTCCGTGGGCGGGTCTTCGCCGTATCTCTCGAAAAGCGGCGTGCCTCTAGGAATTTTCTGATTTTCTTTTGCCCACCATCCGATGAAGCACGTCGCCTGCCTCAAGTCGTCGGCCTTGGCCTCCATCCAAATGTTGTACCACAAATTGAATCCGCGAGGCGTGCTTTCGTAAATATAAAGACGGTTTATGAAGTCCTTCGACAACGAGTTTTTGAAAGACACAATCGCTTCGTTGTTTTCGTAACTTGAAACCTCGCTCAGGTGCGCGAAGTTTATCCCGCTCGATCTTCCCAAGTTTCCCTTCGACCTGCTCTTTTTGATGCCCGCGCTTAAAAACGTGAACGTCGAGTCGTTCGACAGCGCCATGAGGTCGCGCCCGTCTCTTTTCTTTTTCGGAAAATCAAGATGGGGCGGAAGATTATCCATCATCGTTACAAATTCGTTCCGCGCTTCGTTCAAATGCGGCGCATCGTCAAAAACGAGAGTGCCTTTAAGGCCTGCGTGCATCCCGAGCCAAAAAAGGGAAAGCGCCCTCGTTTCCGTCGTGATGCCAACCTGACGGGATTTCAGAACTTTAAAATCGTGAATGCCGCGAGAAAGCCCGTCGAAGACGCAGTCCAAAAACATTCGCTGCGATCCATACATCTTATCGCCAAGAAGAATCTGGCCTTCTTCCTTGCTGTTGATCGTGACGTATTTTCGGAAGTTCATGTACGCGGATCGAAAGGATTTAACCTTCGCAGGCGTCCACTCCGATGTTGCCATGCCCTAGAATCCCCCGCGTTTCGCCCTAAGCTGCTGATCGTTCAACACATCGATTGCGGCGCTTATCTTGTTTTGAGCCAGGGCGTAAAACGTATTGATATCGGGAGCCTGATCGATAAGCAAGCCGCATATCGGTTCGCCGGACGGTGGAATAATGAGAAACGCCCCCGAGAAGTCCTCCGGCGCGTTCTTGTCGATACGATCCGCCCAGGCGCGAAAGAGTTCGGACGGCGTGAGCTTTTTGGCGGGAAGCCCTTCGATAAAATCATGCATCTGAAATTTCCATCTCTGGCGGAGCGGGAAGGGCTATCCAATGACTTGGGTTTAAGTCGTCCCAAGTATCTCCATCGTTCCAGTTATTGTTGCTGAAAGAAAGAACACGAATATATCCATTCTCTGGTTCAAAACAAAGAATTTCAGTTCCATCCTTTGGAGCAGACGATATGGGTTTCCAATCACTCATCAGTTTCCTCCTGCCCGTTATTCTCCGGCGGATCGTCAAGGAATCTGTAATGCGTAATCAGATTGGCTCGAAGGCCTGCATTGATGACCTCGCCTCCGACGAACTTTTGCACCCATTGCTCGCCCATGTCGGTTTTCATAAACATGCCGATAATCTCTCCGAAAGGCTCGTCGCTGCCTTCCTCGGCCTTGAGCCACAGACCGAGTTCAACGCCGTAAGGAGGGTCTCTTGAGATTGGGATCCAAACAGGTTCTTTATTAAGACAGCCCCTACGGATTATATCCTCGTTTTCTTTACCCCATTTTTTCTGAAGCCAAAAACCAGACTCCTTGCCAGATAACATCTCTGCGACATCTTCTCTTTTAAGAAACTGTCCGCCTTGTTTTAACAAATCAGTAGTTGGTTTCATCATTCTACCCCTTGATGATGCTGCTTCCTGTGCTTTTAACAACCCCGTCTCCCAGAACGGTTGACACCAGCACGCGCGCGACGGCCTTCATCTGGTCGTCTGCCGCCGATCGATCGAGTCGATCCAGCAAGTCCTGACTGAGCAACTGACAAAAGGCTTCCATAGGCTGCAAGCGGTTAGCCATCGCAAACGCCTTCACGCGCTCGAGCGGAATGTTGAAGGGGTCGTCCGGGAGAGTCGATTTCCCGTTAGCGTTCTCTACTTCCGATGATTCTGTCATGTTAAAGAAACCCCTCCAAACTTTTATATCTCAATCCATACCCGTCCTTAAACCATGGCTGAGGCACGGGGAACGATAACGTCATAACCGTCGACGGAGAACATCCCTTGAACGAAAAACTTGCGACGTGCTTTCCGAAGTTCCCTAGTCCTATTTGCCGCCACCCTAACCCGGGACGGCTCTCCTGCATGACGTTGCCGTCCACCGACACTTCCAACGAGCTTCCCGTCGGCATGTCCAGCAAAACGCCCATGCGATCTCCAAGAGCGGGAACCGTCAGCGACCCGCCCTCGTTCATCTTCATCCCGAATGGTCCGAAGTGCTTCGCCCACGTCAACTTGCAATCGCCTCTGAAAAACGGCAGAAAATGATGCGGCTGCGCAATAAAGCCGAACTCGGGATCGAAGTTGCCGAAACATGGCGGCGGCTTGCAGATCGAGTGACTCTCGTCGTCGTCAACTATCACCTCTATTCCCAACGTCTGCAACGACTCATCCGTCTGATCGACGCTACGCGCCATGCTCGGCACACATGCCAGCGACACCATGCCCCGCGCCATCATCGAAGACTCGAAAAACCAATCCGCGCTCAGATTGTATGTTTGGTTGGGATTCGACGCCTCATGCGGCGTCGGCGCGACGAGTCCTCGCATGTAAAGAGGCGCGAACCGGTATTCCGACAAACTTCCGCTTCGGAAATAATCCAAAACAGCCTCGGCTCCGGCGCGGGAGAACAACACCATTCCAGCCCCGATGTTCGCCATGACCGCGTAATCGCCCTTAAATTCCAGTATGCGATCCGAATAACATCTCGCCGATACCGATCCGACGTTGTATCCGTCGCCCCTCTCGAACAACGCGAATATCCTGTCAAACCAACCTCGCTCCAAAAGAACGTCGTTCTCGATCAACCCAACATAATCGTATCCGGCATCAAGCATCATGCTGAGGGAATACAGTATGGCGAAGTCCGCGCCACCTCCAACGTCCGTGTGAACTTTCCTAACCCGAGGCATTGACGACAATTCAAACGCCTTCTTTTGACCGTCCTCCGTCCTGCTTCCGTCGACGACGAACAAGTCGAACTTATCCGCCTCCGCGTGGACGGCGTCAAACGTCTGATCCGTAAAATTCACGCGATCCTTGCAGGAATAGGCAAAGGCAACCTTCATAGGGCGCGGCTCCACTGTTGATAGCTCAACTGAATATTGCTCATAAAACCCCGCTGCTCCGGCGTCAGGCTTTCGTCCGCCCTCCACAACGAGTCCAGGGCGGGGATAATCTCCCACAGGCATTCGCCGTAGGTTTTTCCCTTGAGCGTTATGCCTTTAAGCCAATCCACGAGCTTGTCCGTCATCTGCATACCTACGCGCTCGCTTTCCAGGTCTTTCCACAAATCGTGCGCGTTCCTATCTTGCCTTACGACCGGCTCGCCAAAACGGATATAATCTCCCAGATGATCGGAGATGCGCTTGACGAAAAACGACGGGACGATGTCGTCATAGCGCCCTACGCCCGAAATCATGCAATAGGCCGGGATTGCGTCGCGGCGTATCGCCGTGTTTTGAGAATTGAACGGGCAGTAGGTTCCTTGGCCAAGGTCAAACGGAAGATTGCGCGCGCCAACAACCACAGGATTAATAGCCATGCGCGTCACCGCGTCAATATCAGGATCGCCAATCCAAAGCCCCGCGTTCACGACGGATCGTTCGGAAGAAACCCTTCTTGTAAGCAAGGGGCTTCTCGCGCCTCTTTCCCTCATCGAATAGCCGCGAGGATAAAAGCCGCCGCTCGCGCAGTCGTCCACCAAATGACCGCAGCAATTATACCACCCGCTTTCACTTGAAATAATTTGCGTTTCGCATTTCTCAACCAGCTCGCCGTGACCCTTCAGATATCCCGGCGTTGTCAAATGATTGTCGTCGTCAATCGTCACGATAACGTCCGCGCCCTGGTGATAAGCGTGAAGCAAAGCAATGTTCCTCCGCCGAATCGTGTTCCAGCCGAGAAACGACGAATAAGCCGCGTACTTCGCTTCCTGAACCGACGGCGGCATCGCTTCGACCGGAACCTTATATTTCTTCCATATATCTCCCAGAAAATCCCACGCTTCCCGGGGCGTCTTCTTGTCCCCCGCCACGACGATAAACGCATCGTCGCCTCTCTCCTTGATGTCCTTCGCATAGGCTTCAAGGTTGTTGGGAACGTTGATCGTCGTCGTTACGAGCGCGTATTTATGCGGCACGAGAAGACTCCACCTGTTTCTTGACCCACGCATACGTCTTCTTCATTCCGTCCGCCAGCTTGCCCGCCGGAGCCCATCCCAACTTCTCGCGCAACAGCGCGTTGTCCGAACACCGACCGCCGACGCCCGTAGGACCAGTCCTGTAAACGACGCCGAGTTTCTTGCCGGATATTTCAATCACCATCCGCGCAAGCTCTTCGATCGTCACCATCTCTTCCGATCCGATGTTCACGGGACCAGCAAAATCGCTTTGCATCAAGCGAATTGTTCCCTCGACGCACTCGTCGATATACAAGAAAGACCGACGCTGCCGGCCGTCCCCCCAAAGCTCGATTACCCCCCCGTCTTCCGCCTCCGCCACCTTCCTGCATACCGCCGCCGGCGCTTTCTCGCGCCCGCCCGTCCACGCGCCGTAGGGTCCGAAGATATTATGATAACGCGCGATCCTGACACCCAACCCCTCGTTCCTCGCATAAGCCTGATACAGGCGCTCGGAAAACAACTTCTCCCAACCGTAGTCGCTGTCGGGAAGCGCCGGATAAGCCGAATCTTCCGGCGTTCGGGGATCCTCGGGGTTCTCGCGGTACACGCAAGCCGAAGACGAAAAAAACACGCGCGCGCCCTTGTTCGCCGCGAACGTCGCCGCATTGATATTGATGAGCGTATTGTTATGAATAATATCGGCGTCGTGATCTCCGGTAAAAACAAATCCCGCGCCGCCCATGTCCGCCGCAAGAACATACATTTCGTCCCACGACTCATCAAATAACGGCCAAAAATCTTTCCTCAAATCCCATAAAACAAAATCGAATTTCTTTTCCAGTAACGGCTCCTTGATATCAACCCCCGTCACAAGGCTTCCTTCGTTATGAAGCCTGTTCGCCAAATGCGAACCTATAAAGCCTCCCGCGCCAAGAACAAGAACCTTCTTACCTAACATGCCCCCCACCAGTCTGCGAAAACCAATTCACCATCTCCGCCGCGCACTATGCCCTCAAGATTTTCATTCGTCAATTTCTTTATATCGTTTACACCATATCGTAAACGTTCTATCTTCCGCTCCATGCCGCTTCTCGCTTCCTTCAAGGCCGACATCCGCCGCTTTCTGAAAGCCTCGGGCATGTCCAAAACCGCGCTCGGCCTCCGCGCCACCGGAAACCCCCAAGCCATCAGCCTTTGGCTCTCCGGAAAGCGCATCCCGCGAGCCGATAGCATGGACAAGCTTTATTCTTTCATCAGGAAATACAAATGACCTCAGTCGCCACATCTCAGCCCGACGCCAATTCCTCCGACGCCGGCCGCTTCTTCCACGATCTGCCCGGCGTATTGCAGGTCCAGCAACTCGGCCATCGGCAGACCATCGGCCCGCTCCGGCACGCCCACAATGATGCGATTGGGCCGTGTGGCTTCGACAATCTCCCGCAACTCCGCGAACCCGCCAAGAACCTCTCCGCCGGGCAATTGCGTCCCCAGCGGATTGTCGCCGGTCACCATCACGACCTTCACCCCCAAGGACTGGAGATCTTTGATCGCATCGGCGGCGCCCTTCTTGATGGGATCGGCCACCGCCAGGATTCCTGCGGCTTTGCCGTCGATGGCCACGAACACCGCGGTCTTGGCGTCCTCCTGGAGTTTGGAGGCCGCAGCCTCCAAGGCCTCCGTTCCTTCGGTTTTCGCGTTCTGCAGGAATTCGGCTTTCCCGATCAGGACCACACGTCCCGAGACGGTTCCTCGAA